TTAGTTGTCGGCGAACTTCAGGCCAGTGACCATCGCGCACTTGCCATAGTCTTCAACGACATAAGCGTCATTGATGGACTGGTAGGTGGCGATGCGGTTGTATTCCGGCTCGTCTTTCATCAGGCGACGCATTGTTCCTTTCTGCCAGTAAATTGACAGGTTGTTGAACGAGGTGATCAGCATCGTTGAATCCGGGAAGAACGGCGCAAGGAATACATCCAGTCCGCCAATGGCGCGCGATGACAGGATGAGCTGTCCGGCAAGTAATTCCGCATTGGGATTCTGGCCGCTGATGCTGTTCAGCACGGGCAGACGCAGCGAGTTAAACAGGTTGCGCCCCATAATCACCACGAGGTCGTCAGCTTCCTTGTGCCATTCATCCAGCAGGGATGAGCGCGCGTCCTGTACCAGTGCATCAGCGTTCGCATACTTACCCGCGTGCGCCACGGTGTTGTCCATGTTGCGGGAGGTCAGCGTCACGTCATTCATTACGCGCTCGCTGGCGTCGGTTCTGATGTGCTCCAGCCATCCCACGTTAACGTCCTGAAGCAGCTTGTTGGTGCTGAAGTTGGACTCATCTGCGTGAGACGTGCCGTTGAAACCGATCATGATGCGGTCAAGCGCCACCTGCCGGGCAATCTGTGTGCTGACGCGGGACTGAAAATCAGGGTGTGCCGCCCAGGCATCAAGCTGCGGATACGAAATAAACGTGTCGTAGTTCACCTGTTCGCACTGGTATTTGCGGTTTTTCAGATCAACCACGTTATTCGGGTTACGGCGTTTTGTGCCGTCATAACTGGTATTCGTGCGCGCAATCGGCCCGGTGGTGTCCAGGAGGATTTTTTCGCCTTTCTGGTCGGTCACACCGAACACGTTAATTTTTTTTGTAAATTCAGTGCTCTCCTTTACTGCGTTTTCAAAACGCTGCTGCACCGAGGGTTCCACGGTAAATCGCGATACCAGTGCAGATACCGGGATGTTGTTAAGCGACGCCTGCTGCGCCATATAGCAACCCAGCTTGTTGCGGGTAATATCTGACATCACCAGATTCATAAAAATTTGCTCCTTTGTCTTATCAGAAGTCAGCCAGCTGGTCGGAGGCTGCGCCTGTTGCGGTGAAGCGGTTCTGCGGATCGCCGTCCTGCGTGCGCAGTTTTTCCTTCAGTGCTGCCAGCTCTGTGGTCAGTGACGTGATTTTCTGGCGGTCCTGCTGATGGCGGGTTTCCAGCACATTAAAACGGTCGATAATGTCGGCCTGTGACGTTGCGACGCCTTCCACCGCTTCCTGAATACGGGAGAAACTGGCGTCATCCGCTTTGCGCCCACGACCAATAATCCCCATTACGCGGTTAAACCACTGGGTGCCTTCTTCCTGGCGTTGTTCTGCCATTTCGATGATTTCAGACTCGATGGCTTCGGAGATAAGCGGTGCTTCACCCTGGATACTGTTGAACGTCATCACCGCCTGACGCTGCTGTGCCGTGAATTTCAGGCGCTCAGTGCCCAGGCTTGCCGGGGTGTCGGTCATCGCCAGCCCGACCAGATAGGCGCGCCCGTTAACGGAGAACTGCGGGTGCAGTTCGATACTGGAATAGATTTTCTTGCCGTCAGCGACAAGCTGCTTCATGCGCTCGGTCGGTTCGATTTCTGCATACAGCGCAGTACGTCCGGCCAGCGGGCCTTCCGTAATATCTTCCGTACTCAGCGCGGTGACATCGCCCATTGCGGAAAATTCGCTTGACGGGCATGGCGAGAGATAGTGCTCAACGTTCACGCGGGCAGCGTAAACATCCGGATTGAAGTTCTCGGCGGCTTCACGCAGATGTACCGGGCTGATTTCGCGGCCATCAACAGTTGATCCGGAGACAGCCACGCGAAACTTTTTGCGGGATGTCTTTTTTTCATTAGCCATAGTTTTTGCCCCTCTGACTGGTTCTTCTGTCATGATGGCAAAGCGTAACAGGCTGATACAAAGGGCTTTTGTTGTAAGAAAACGGCCAGAACAGGGGGTTAAGGAGAACAGTTTCGCGCGCGGGTAATCTTCCTGTAATTACTCAGGGGGAGCAATGATTCAGGACGCTTTTGTGCGCCAGCGTGCGCGGCAACTTTACTGGCAGGGTTATCCGCCCGCAGAAATATCACGTCTGATGGGAATAAACCCGAACACGATTTATGCGTGGAAAAAACGTGACCAGTGGGATGAAACGCCACCCGTGCAGCGTGTCACGCAGTCCATCGATGCGCGCCTCATCCAGCTTACTGAAAAACAGAATAAAACAGGCGGTGACTTTAAGGAAATAGACCTGCTGACCCGGCAGCTTAAAAAACTGCATGATGGCCAGCCGGATGCGACGGCCACAGGAAAGAAAGGCCGGGCGAAAAAACTCAAAAATCATTTCACGCCGGAACAGATTGCCGCACTGCGGGAAAAAATCATCAGCAGGCTGGAGTGGCATCAGCGGGGCTGGTTTGACGCCCTGACCCTTTGCAGGGAAGCCGGGATACGTAACAGGATGATCCTGAAATCCCGACAGATTGGGGCGACCTGGTATTTTGCACAGGAAGCACTGCTGATGGCGCTGCGTGACGATGTGGCGCAACCTTACCAGCGTAACCAGATTTTTTTGTCTGCGTCGCGTCGTCAGGCGTTCCAGTTTAAAAGCATTATTCAGAAGGCCGCGGCTGAAGTTGATGTGGAGCTGAAAGGGGGCGATAAAATCATCCTCTCCAACGGCGCAGAGCTGCATTTTCTCGGCACTTCTGCTGCGTCGGCACAGTCCTATACGGGCAATTTTTATTTTGATGAATTTTTCTGGGTCAGTCGCTTTGCTGAACTGCGCAAGGTGGCTGGCGCTATGGCAACCCTCAGCGGACTGCGGCGCACCTACTTCTCCACGCCATCCACCGAAACGCACGAGGCATACGCCTACTGGAACGGCGACCGCTGGAACGAGAAAAAGGCCTCGCATAAACGCCAGCGTTTTTCTGTGGACTGGGAAACGCTGCATAACGGACTTATCTGCCCTGACCGGACGTGGCGGCAAATTGTCACGCTGGAAGATGTGGTTAATCACGGCTGGAAACACACCGATATTGATGAAATTCGTGATGAAAACACCGAAGACGAGTTCCGCAATCTCTATATGTGTGAGTTTGTCCGCGAAGGGGAATCGGCATTTAACCTGAATATCCTGATTGGCTGCGGTGTTGACGGATACGACGACTGGAAAGACTGGAAACCTTTTGCTCCCCGCCCGATGGGGAATCGTCCGGTATGGATTGGGTATGACGCAAACGGCAGCAGTGGCAACGGCGACAGCGGCGCGGTGTCCGTGGTGGTTCCTCCGGCTGTTCCTGGTGGCCGTTTTCGAACGGTGGAGACGCGACGCGTTCAGGGGCTGGAGTTTGAAGAACAGGCCAGAGTCATTGAAGAGTTCACGTGTCGCTACAACGTGGAACACATCGGCATTGATGTGACGGGTGGGAACGGGGAGGCTGTTTATCAGATAGTGAAACGGTTTTTCCCTGCTGCTATTCCGTACACCTTCACGCTGTCATCAAAACGGTCGCTGGTACTGAAAATGCTGCAAATAATGCGTGCCGGGCGGTGGGAATACGATCGCGCCGAACGCGAGCTGGTCGCGGCCTTTAACGCCGTGCGTAAGGTGAAAACACCGGGCGGCTTTATCACTTACGAAACGGACCGCGCGAGGGGGATCAGCCACGGCGACCTTGCGTGGGCAACCATGCTTGCTGTCATTAACGAACCGATTGGCGGCGAAGGAGAAAACGAGCGTTTCACGGTTATGGAGTTCTGATGAGCAGAAAAAATAAAAAAGTGCGCATGAGTTCACGCATTGATCTCGCTGATGCGCTCAGGAAAGAATCATCGCTCAGTGCATTCACATTTGATGGTCCTTATCGCCTGACCGGGCATGACCTGCTGGACAATATGTACTGTGCTGATAACGGGCGGTGGTATGAAACCCCGGTGGACTGGTACGGTCTGGCAAGAGCCGCCCGGCAAACGTCCTGGCATCAGTCTGCGCTTTACTTTAAGCGCAATGTATTGCTCGGTTGCTACATCCCGCACCCGCTGCTTTCCCGGCAGGATTTCTCGGCGCTGGCGCTGGACTGGTTTGTGTTCGGTAACGCATTCCTTGAGCTTCGAAGCAATATGCTCAGCGAACCGCTAAAATTACGGCACGCCCTGGCGAAATACATGCGACGCGGAAGCGATCTTGAATCATGGTGGTATGTGCAGGATGGCAAGGATGCGTTTCAGTTTCGCCCAGGCAAAGTGTGCCACCTGATGAATCCTGACATTAACCAGGAAATCTACGGCATGCCGGAATATCTCGGCGCATTACTCTCGGCCAGCCTGTCTCATTCGGCGGACATGTTCAGAAAACTGTATTACGACAACGGATCCCACGCCGGGTGCATCATCTACATCGGTGCAGCGCAGGTAAACCGCGAAAGCATGGACTCCCTGAAAGAAACGCTACAGGGTGCGCGTGGTGGTGGTGCGTTTAAAAACGTGCTCATTCATGCGCCCAACGGGGGCAAAGAGGGGGTGCAAATTTTGCCGTTCCAGCAGATCACCGCAAAGGATGAGTTCATGAATGTTAAGGCGGCATCCCGTGATGATGTGCTGGCTGCGCACCGCGTTCCGCCGCAACTGATGGGGGCGATGCCGGGTGAAAAAAGTGCGTTTGGTGATGTGGAGAAGGCCGCGCGGGTTTACGCAATTAACGAGCTGATGCCCGTCATGGAGGCCATGAAGCACATCAATGACTGGCTTGGCGAAGAGGTGATCCGCTTTAACCCTTATGCACTGCTGGACACCCAGCCCACATCCTGACGCGCTTCGCTTGTCTGCTGCTTCGCCGGGGCATAAAAAATTTATGCCCCGACTCTCCAGCTCCTGTATCAGTCAGATAATTTCACGACGCTTTCCTGCTTATTGCCATCATCGACGGTCAGATTCTTACGCAATCCCACCGCGTTAACTGCATGTTCTCGCCGCCTCAGTGCGATTTTGACGGCCTTACCTTTCACCCCATCAAATCAAAAGCCCTCACGTCTTTTTCACGCTCAGCGTGAGAAATACAGCCATTCTGTTGTGTTGCTGCGACATCGTTCAGGGGATGCTATTTACCCCCTGAAACGCGGGCTGTTCCCCCGTCACCTGCGCGCAGAAAAAACGCGTTTTTTTGTGCACGCACGGATCCTTGACGGATCCAGCCGCCACGCGGGCCGGAAGGGCAAAAAGTCGTTCAAAAAAATTGTGCAAATTTGTGCACTATTGTGCAGCAGGGCGATGCGCGATTATCGCCCTGGTTTGAGGGAGATCAGGTGTTATTTTTATCTGTCGTCGTGTTTCTCCTGCCACAATGCTTTTCCGCCAGCCTTTATGATGGCTCTTTCAACATCCCGCTCGTATCGCAAGGGCTGAAATACGTCATTAATGAAATATTCGCTTATGTCCGGAAGCGATACTGCAAAATTATTTGTTTGTTGCGCCGTCCGGCTATGCAGCAAAGCGGCATGCTTTAATGCGTCCTGTGCTTTCTGGAATTTAAGTGCATAGTCAGTGGCGATTTTTTCCAGTTCAGCGATTCGGTTGTCTTTAGTTTCCAGCCAATCAAGTAGCGCCAATACTTCAGGATCCCCGACATCCAACACTGTTACGCGCGATTTTTCATAATGTTCGTCGGCAAGAGTTCGACCAATTTTGAAATCTCCATCATCACCATAACCGGAGCAGGCATAAACAACCTGTGCTCCAGATATTCGCTGAATTGACATTTCCTCGCCGCAAATAGGGCATTTCGGTACTGGCGCAGGTGAATAGCGTTCGCGTAATGCCTGATAGTCAATCTTGCTCACTGGTTGCCTCCTTTGTGTTGCGTCAGCTCTTCCTGCGCCTGCATCATGCGATTGACCTGAACGCGTGTGCGTCGAACGGCAAAATTAAATTGAAACATGAGCCGGAACATTTCTGAGGCTTCCGTGTGAACATCATGGAGAGGTGACAGGCGGTACAGTTCTGCCTCCGTAGCTTGTTGAATCAATGACAGATCAAATTGAAGTGCGGGTCTGGTACATTTTGCACATCTGGCAGCAAGCTCCGGCATCAGTTTCTTAACGAAGGTGTTTTGCACCGCTTTGTTGAGTTGTGTCTGCATCCAAATCGCAAATTTCAGCGAACGCATAAGTTTGATAGCCTCGGGCAGCGGCAGATAGATCATGCTGGTAGATTTGGGTGGTTGGTGAATCATCTTCACGGATACGCGATTTCGCAGCGTTCGGAAAATCGTGTTCCCAACAACAGCTTCTACGGATACAGGACAGGGAGCCAGACCAGCCCGCAGTGCTTCTTTCATTAGCATGTATTCGTATTTTTTCATCGTGTTTTCCTCGTGCGGGGGGGAGACAGTGCGCCCCGATAAAATTAAAAGCCGTCAAATTCGTCATTCATGCGTTTTTTCTTCATGGTCTGTCACTTCTCCTCTGATAATTTCATTGCACAAATCCACGCACTCATTGCAGATGTAAACAGACGGTCCGGCAATCACCTTTATGACTTCGTGCTGGGATTTATTGCAGAAGCTGCAATAAATCGTCTTCTTGCCTGAAGTCCATGTTTTGCTGATTTCGCCAGACATCAGTTGCTTGATGTCTTTTTCACGACGAAGAACTATCTGGCCACATTCAGCTATTTTTTGGATGTTGACATTTTCTTCTTTCGCCAGCGCTTCCATTCGCTCAATCAGTCGCTGCGCTTTTTCTCTGTCAATGTGTTGCATTGTGTCCCCCTTGTTTATGTTCCCGGATTAAAGTCATCAGGGCGGATGCGCCCTGATGTTGTGTTATTCGGGAAATAACGCCCGGATATTTCTGGCCATCTGACTGGTTATCTGTGCGGTTGATACTGGCTGTGACGCGGGGCGTTCTGTCCTGGTTTGTGTCACCGATAACGCCTCATCGTCAGCCCATGCAGCCAGTCGGTAAGCCTCTGCCGGATTCATTTTCAGAAGTGCCAGCCCGGCCAGAAAAGCCACGCGTTGGCCGCTTTTGCGGGCTTCTGGTGTAAGGCTGTCCAGCCAGGCGCATGCTTCGCCTTCGTTCTTGACGGCGGCGGGCTTCAGATAGAAACTTATCCGTCTGGTTGGTGTCGTCATTGGTTTACTCCTTGTCCATTGCGTACAGCCCATTAACCAGAGCAAACTGTGGCACCCCGTCCGCGATGAAAGTCGCATTAACTCCGCAGGCTTCGCGGATAGCGGGTGCCACAATCTCCGCCCCTCCACCGACAACCATCACCCGCCCGTAACCCGAAAAACCCGCCAGCGCGCGGATCACGCGTTGTTTCAGTGTTTCTTCCTTTTCACGAATAACCTCCATCAGGCTGGCGTAATGCGCGTCATTGTGGATGTGCTGGCGCAGCCAGGCTTCATTATGGCGATGTTCGATAATGGTATTGGCGATGTGGTGACTGGTGCGCATACCGTTAGTGGCCATCACCGACAGTACGGCATCGGCCATCAGAGAAACGCCTACGTGTGGATCGCAAAACACCTGGCTGATACCTGCCAGTTGCCCCTGAACCTTTGCCACATCCAGCGTGGTTCCGCCCAAATCTACAATCAGCAGGGATTCAAACGGACTCATGTCAGCCAGTGCCTTAAAGCCAGCCGGAATGGATTCAGGCATAACCCGCACGTTACGGATAGTGAATGCTTCGCCGTTCTGGTACTCCACCGGGCGCATAACGTTCGCTTTTTTGCGGTTGATGTTGGCCATGTCCGGCTGTGCGTTTGTGTCGAAATACTCGCTCAGTGGCAGGGTGACAACCACATCCACCTCCTGTGGCGTGATGCCTGATTTGACCAGCGCGTGATGAATGGCAATGACATTCACATCGCTGTACTGGTATTGCGTGTCGGTCGTCTGGACAAAGCGATCGCTGACCGGATCAAAACCATAGCGCACGCCATCAAGCATGTAGTTCGCAGGCTGCGAGCCACCGAATGGCGCAGACCATTCCGACTTGAAGCTGTTCGGGCTGATGGCGTTGCGGCGTTCGCCGTTCTCAGTCCATGCCAGCTTGATGTTGGTGGAGCCGTCGTCGATACAAATTTTCATGTCGCTTTTCCTTATGTTGATTAATTAATCGTTTACGGGATTCTGAAATCCCGTTTTTGCCTGTTTTATGCGCGCTTCATATATCGCGGCGCGTTTTTTTGCTCATTTATGGGATTTGTGAATCCCGTTTCTGTCTGTTTTTTGTTTCCACTGGTCAGGCCACCCCGCAGCAGGTCTGCTTTGCGGCGGGCGCGTTCAGTGGTTTCACTGATTCTCTGTGCGTGCTCTGCGTCGCGGATGGCGCGCAGCATGTCAGAAAGCACGGTAACGGGTGTTTTCATGGTGTTCTGGTCCTGCTGAAGTGTGGATGCCAGGCGTGCGGCGGCTTCAGGGTCTGATGCCCCCAGCTGTGCCAGATAGCTGGCGACCGGGTTATGGCGGATCTCCGTGCTGCTTACATCGTGATTACGGCTCAGGCGCTGCCAGAGCTGCGTGATTCGGCTGTCCGGGCGGGTATCCGGTTTGCGTACAATTTCAAATCCCTGCGGTGCAATGATGCTGCCGTCAACGTACAGACTGCCGCCCCGTAACAGGTGCTGCATCTGTTGTTCACCGATATGCAGGCCAAGGGATTCAGCAGACTCCCGCCATTCTTTAGCGAGTAATTCGTGGTTATCAGGCAAAGGCCGCTGCTGTTTGCGGCTCTGTGTCCAGCTCTGCATTTCATCACTGTTGTTTTTTGCCTGTTTGTCACGCAGCGAACGCATCAGCGCCCGGCGTTCGTGCCGTTTCAGTGAGTGCAGCCATTCGTTCACTTCAACACCGTCAGGGATCTGCGGCCACGGTGCTGGCCGTTCTTCCGGCTGTTCTGTCCCGTTGTTGTCCGTTTCCTGTACACGGGGACAGTTATTGCCACGAGTCCAAGGGGCGGCAGGGCCGCCCTGAAGGTCAAAACCATTTTCGCGGGCGCTGTCTTCCGCTTCCGGTTTGCGTCTTACCAGCTTCCAGTTGTCCGGATGCGTGCATACGCGGGAAGACTCCCCGATGAGCGGTGACCAGATCCCGTAAATCTGTACGCTCTGTTCACCGTAATCGTTCAGCTCATCTGCGAGGTCGTAGGCGGTGCGAATCAGGTAGTCCTTGCGTGGAACAAGTACGCCGCCCTGTTTCTCTATGTAGGTGGCAAAACATCCGGCATCAGCGGCAGCAAGAACCGCGTCCATTGCGTCATCCTTCAGCCGTTGCGGTCCTTCCGGGTTGCGAGCCATCTGGCTGGCAAGGCGGCGCAGTTCACGCCACACCTGACGGGAGGGGATACCAAAGAACTGGAACTGGCGGACCCGGTGAAGGCGCGCCCAGCCGATGGCGCGTTCCACGCTCTCGGCCATTGATTTTCCGGTTTCGTGGTCAACGCGTGGCTTGCCCGTTTTCGGGTCGATGCCATCCACGGCACGGCTGTCCAGGTTTTTCCCGATGTAGGTGGCGATGTAGCTGGTCGGTGTGCCTTTTGAGCCGTCGACGTACTCCGCCTTAAAGCGTGGGGTAATATCATCACCCAGCTCGTGACGATCTTCCTGAATGGCAATATCGCGGGTGTGGGACACAATGGTGTCGATTTCTTCCGGATGAGCAAAGACCATCATATGCCAGTGCACGGTGCCGTCATGGTGAGGCTCCACCGTGCGGATGCCATACCAGCGCAGGCCGTCGCGGTTCAGTTTCTTGCGGACCGCCGCAAAAAACGTGTTAACCAGGTAATCGCTGGAGTCGCGCATGGTGGCCCCGTTCCATTTGGGATTCGGATGACCGTTCTCTGTTGTGGCGTGGTATTTTGACGGGCAGGTGACAGTCAGAAACACCGCTTTGTCGCCACGGGCTTCGGCCAGAAGTTCCAGCCCCTTCATGGTGGCCATCATTTCTGCCTTACGATGAACCGGGTTACTTACTCCCGCGTAATACACCGTCTCGAGATCAATCGTGAACCCGTCTTCGTTTTCCAGCATGAAACTTTTCAGGAAATCGCGTGTTTTCTCGCGCTGTGCGCGAAACTCGCTTAACGCGTCCTGGCTCAGATAGGGCGATGTTTTTCTGGAAACCAGACAGGCGGCGCGGAGTTGTTCTTCCCGCCACTCGCAACGTAACAGCCACAGTTTGCGTTTCCACCATTCCGCACAGGTCAGGCGAAGGATTGCGCCCGGCAGCAGCTCCGTGTCCGGTTCGTTCCTCCGGTCTTTGTCTGTTGTCAGTGCGTCATAATGCGGAGGCATGGCGTGCAGGTGTAACGCCATGCGGGCCAGCATCTGATACGCCTTCAGCGTTACATCCATGGTCAGCTCGCCATCAGTCGCGCCAAAGCCATCGCAGAGTTTTTCGAAGGTGCTGCTGAACATCGCCGCCGTCATGGTGGCCAGCGTCTGTATCTGGTGCTTGTTGAGCTGCGGCAGGTAAAGCAAATCATCCAGGCGTTCGCGTCCGGCAAGGGAGCGATAACCCGGTGTCAGCCAGCGGTGGTCGGTGCGGTCCAGACGTTCGAATATTTTGCGCAGGGTTCCGCGCGCGTAGCGTTCAGCCTGCCAGCTCTTTTTGCCTTTCCGGCGATCGGCTTCCTGTTTTTTGCGCAGGAAGGAGAGGTGGCGAATAAGCGGATCGCGCAGATAGGACGGCAGCAGGCGCAGCGAGGCCATGGCTTCATCCACCGCACCGCGTACCTGTTTTCTGGCGTCTCCTGCCAGTGTGATGGTTTTGTCCTGTTTTTCCTGTGCATCCAGGCTTTTATTAATCAGGTTGCCCAGCGGCGTGGCGGAGAACGCCGCATCAGCCATTTCCTGGCGGCGCTCGTTCTCTGCCCGGTAGGCATCCAGCCAGGAGGAAAGCGCGGATTCAGGAACGGGGATCCCCGTTCCTTCACGTCCCACTGCGTGGCGCGGTTGTTGCCAGTCCCTGATGTACTCTGCCGTCATAGTGATTTACTTCGTCATGCCATTCAGGGTGTCGCGGCAGACGGCAGCCAGCCGCTGAATTTCCAGCACGGTGTCTTCTGTGTCGGCATGGCGATGTGTGATGCGGATGCTGTCGGCAATCACATCGACGATTGCAGAGGATGGGCGCTGGTAAATGCCAATAACGGACGGGGTGCCACCTTCAATGCGGTAAAGCCTGTAATTTCCCTCGTGGCTGTCAATCATGTAGCGACCATCAATAACAATCTTTCCGTCAGCGAGCTGCGGTACAGGCAGGGATTTCAGATACATGTCATAACGATCACGTACGCGAGCGGCAAGATCACGCTCTGTGTTGAGCAGGTATTCAAGAAAGTCGTTGGCGAGAATCATTGCGGCAATCCTCTTGTTACAGATGTGCGAAGGCCTCCCGCCGCAAGGTGCAGGAAAGGCCCGGAACAGGAATTAATGGAGTTTGTTTTGCTGCTGGATGAGCTGTTGAAGCTCGCGCAGATCATCCGCCAGATAGCTGAAAACAGCGGATGAGTAGAGGTTTGAAAGTTCGCAGCTACGCTCATGCAGCATATTGATGTGCATGATTTTAGCGACGCGGAATGCGCGGGAAAGTCTGCGGTTGATTTCAGTCTGGATGTGACGACGCTCCGCGATAGCGCGGTGCTGTTTGCGGTTTGCCATGGTGTGGCCTCTTTGCTCGGTGATAGAAATAACTCACCATCCAGAGTTGAGAATCTCGGGGTGGCGAGACGTACAGGGTTCTCAACACCGGAGAGCAAAGAATCCGGCCCGACCGAAGTCGGCCCCGTACGCCCCGCCATAATTCTGACGCGAAAAAGACGTGGCAATACAGTACGCACAAAAAAACCGCTGGCGCGGTTATGCGCTTTGCTCTGTATCGGGTTGAGAATCCCGGCACCCGTTTTATAAGGTGCAGCGGAAATGTAACCTGACCGATTGCGGCATGGCAAGCGGTTTTTTTGTGTGTGCATGCTCTGGTTTCTTACTGGTTCAGAAAAAAATCAAAAACCTTGTCAATGCGTTGCAGCAGCTCTTGCTGTATTGCTTCCGGCGTTTCCGGTTCGCCTGGCGCCTCCAATGTCGCGCAGAAATCAGCGATTTCATGATGGAGCGTCAGGCGAATGGCAGGAGCCGTGGTTCTGGCGTGCTCCAGCTCATCCAGCAATGCCAGCACAGCAGACGGCGAGAGCATTGCGCGAAATGCCAGTAATTTTTGAGGCGTTGCCATTCGTTGCAGGGCAAATGCCAGTTCGCGTAGCTTCTGGTGGTAGATGGTGCTCATGCTCTGGCTTCCTTCAGTAGCTGGTTAAACATGTGAGTAAGTGGATTGCTACACCCGAACGGCATCGGGTTTACGTGGTAAGAAGCCTGGCCTCCAGTTTTGCGAGCGCGACCACCTGTGCTGCGGTTTGTTCTGATGACTAAGCCGCCGCGCCAAAGTTGGCGTAACTCAGCATTAATGGCTGTGGTTGGAGTATTCAGTGCTGCGGCGATCTCTCCGCCGCTACACCCCGGATGAGTAGCGATGTAGTCCAGAATGGTCATCTGTGTGGCTCCTGTACCTGTCGGATAAGATTCACCCGCGCCACGTTGGTGGCGCAGAAGTAAGTGCCGTCAGTGAGGTAGATGTGGTGTGCATCCTTTTCCGAACGATGTTTGTCGATAGTGGTAATCAGGCGTTCGTCGACCTCGTATTCGCGCCCTCTGGAGGTAAAGCGAACGACGGGAAAATGCTTAATTGCCATTGCGCCCCCTTTGTCCAGTAACCCTATGCGTTAAATACGGCACGTTGCGCGTCATCAATGAATACAGCTTGAGAGCGTTCTATCAGGCGGAGATTTGTCAGAAGCTCTGACTCTTTTGTGTGGTAAGGCGTTATCAGGTATTTGCCGTGCAGTTCGGCAATAATGGTGTATTGCGTCATTATTGCCGAACCAAGAATGTAAATGCGGCGTCCAATGCTGGACGGATTCATGGCTGCAACTGTTGACTGTGTTTTAAGAGTGTCGATTTCTTTGCCCTGTTCCTCAATAATTTTGGCTGCGTCAGCGGTGATTTTTGCGATGGTCAGTGCGTGAAGTGCTGCCATATGTTGGCTACGCTTCACGGCATCTTTAGCCATTTCATCTTCCGCTTCTGATATTTTTTTTAATGTGTCGATAATGCCTTCTTCTTTTGCGTTCATTTTATATCTCCATTATTTACGTGTGCGAATACCTCCGTTAATACGGATGGTTTTCACGTTTTCTTATTTAATTTGATGTTTTATTTGTATCGTTATTCATCAGAGAAAAAACGCTCGATCTTTTTCACTGAATTAATAATTCGCATAATCCCAATGGCGCAGACCACCGAAATAATCAGAACAAGCCATGAGATAAATATACTCATGCGATATTCCCCAGCTTATACGGTTCAATATGTTCCCCGCATTCTGCGGCACAGATCAGCTCGGAAAGTTCGTTAAGTGCATCCAGATCATCAGCGTAAAAAGCCACGTCATACAGACTCCGGATTGCCCTGGTCAATGAGTCACGGGCAGCACGTTCAGCATGAGCGCCTGATGCACTTAAGCGAAAATAGAAACGCTCAAGTGCTTTGTTAATGAGAGTTTTATATTCTTTGCCCATCGCAACGCCCTTTAATCTGCTTTCTGGATTTCAGCTTCTGAATCCATGCAAATAATTTCGATATAGGGTTCATTGCCATTAGCCTGGCGCGCTTTTTCAGCTTTGCTAATGATTTCTCGTACGGTCTGGTACGGAAGTTCCACAAGCAGTCGCGTGCCGTTCAGATAAACGTAAGTGGCTTCGTCGGCTCCGTTTTTACCCGCCGGAGCCACTCCATCAATAGCGGATGCGCGTAATAACAGTTCACCGCGAAAATCAATAAAACGGATAAATACACCTTGTGCATGGTCTTTGGTCATAAAGCACCTGTTATAAATCAGCCTGTTTAATAAAACTTTGTCCGCGAAGCAGACGATCAACCGTGCGTAGCGCTTCGTACAATGTGAAATCCTGCCCGAACTGATTGTCGCCGCAGCTCAATGCAAAAATGCGGTTTCCGGTAAACGGATTGCGTGGGCATTTGTGGACCACGATTCCAGCTTTTTCAATCAGCCAGGCATGCTCGCCGATTTGTTTTACTGGGTAGCCATCCGGCGTTGCGTGTGTATCACTCAGGCTGTAGCGGATGTTGCTGCGTGATGCGCTGGTAGCGAAACGGTTAGCGTGGCGTTCAGCACCATTACGAAAGCGTGAATTACGTTGCTGTTTCATATCAAAACTCCCTGCATCTCATGCAGCAAAATTAAGAAAACCTAATCCCAAATCTTCCGCCAGCTTCTTGGCTTTCTTCAGCCAGTGATTGCGCCAATCTTTACGCTCAGGAGGAAGCTGTTTCGTTGCGTCATAGACCATTTCGAGCCACTCATTCCAAAGGATGAGAAGACGGCGCGAACTCCCTTCCTCGCCTAAAACCTCGCGCTCAGTAGTTAGAGGGATGAGTCGACGCTCTACCAACTTTCTTACGGCTGATTCGGTCTTACCTGTGCGGCGGGAAAACTCATCGACGGTGATGGGGTCTGGGATCTTAAACAATGCCCTCAATAGTTCTTCATTCATGTGATAATCTCCCTGTTTGGGGTATTTCTTGCGACGGATGCCCCAAATCAAACTCATTTGTATAAACATTAATACAGACGTTGGAGAATTGCAACATGCGTATGACTATTGGAGAGCGCATAAAAATCATGCGTGAAAGCGAGAGACTTACTAGCCTCCCGGATACAGCAAAAATGCTTGGTTTAAACCGTGATGCTCTGTGGAGATATGAAAGCGGTAAAACTATCCCTAATGCTGAAGTAATTGAGCAAATACTAAACAACCCCAGATTTGAGAAATATGCGTTGTGGTTTATGACTGGAAAAATTGCGCCTGAATCCGGGCAGATAGCTCCGGCTCTCGCACACTATGGGCAAGAACCAACGGATTTACCCCCATCCGAAAGGAAAATTGGTTAACCCTTTATTATTCTTACGTTTTACAAACTGGAAATGTCTTTCCTCGTTTCACCGGAGGGCTTGCCAATGGCAATTAAAGCACTCGATGGTGGACGGTATAAAGTGGATGTTAGACCGCGTGGCCGAAGTGGACGTCGGATTCAGCGGATTTTTAAGAAAAAGGCAGATGCAGTGGCCTTTGAGCGTTATGTTCTCAGCCACATGCACGATAAGGAATGGCTTGAAAAGCCAACAGAGCAACGTCATCTCTCAGATCTGCTTCCGTTATGGTGGGAATTGGGTGGACGCAATAAGCCATATGCTAACGGCGTTCTAACCAGGTTGAAAAAAATCATCAAAGAAATGAATGATCCAAGGGTTAGCCAGATTAATGCTCGTTTCATGGCCGCTTATCGAAGCTCCCGTTTATCTTTGGGAGTAAAAGAGTCTACTGTTCGGCGTGATGAGTCGGATCTCGGAGGAATGTTTACACTCCTGGCAAATGCCGGGGAATTTCACGGAGAAAATCCGCTCCGCGCCCTCCCCTCTTTGAAACGAAAATCACCCGAAATGACGTATCTCACCACGGAAGAAATTGCCAAATTACTGGATGCAGTAAGCGGTGATGCCCGGCGGATTACGCTACTTTGTCTCAGTACTGGTGCGAGATGGGGAGAAGCGAAAAATCTGCGCGCGGAACACATCATCAATAACCGCGTGACGTTTAACAAAACTAAAAACGGAAAAGTTCGAATTATTCCTGTCTCTGATGAAGTTGTTAGCGAGATCAAAACAAAGAAATCCGGCCTTTTGTTTGACGTCAATTATGAGGAATATCGCAAGGTGCTTCGCAGTGTTAAACCTGATCTACCAAAAGGGCAGGCAGTACATGTTCTACGCCATACCTTTGCAGCTCACTTTATGATTAATGGAGGAAATATACTTACGCTCCAGCGAATTATGGGGCACGCCACGATCCAGCAAACTATGACCTATGCGCACCTCGCTCCTGATTTCCTCCAGGATGCAATTTCACTTAATCCGTTAAAAGGAGGCATCCACATTTCATCCACATAA